GCTTATCTTCAAAATTATCTCTTGATTGTAGCAATCTTGCTCTTGCAAGTTCTTGTTGAGCCTCATCATTTTGTTTTTTACGTTCATTTTCCATGGCTCGTAGGTCAACTTCTCTAGATTTTAGTTTTAGTAAAGGATCTGAATCAAATTGTGACGTAATTTTGTTCTCTTCCTTCATAAAATCTTCTGTCATCTCTGCAATCAACACAGCTTTTCTAGCTTCAATCGTCTGATTGATCTGTTGTAGCATTTGTGCTGCTTGTGGATTCGTTGGTGCTTGCTGTTGTAACATTTGCATCTGCATCATTTGCTCTCTAAACTCAATTTGTACTTGTTCTTGGGCCATGATTGATATGTGTTCTAAAATGTTTTTTTGAATTGAAGCCATAACTACAGGATTATTTCTAACCATGTTCGTTGACATGAAATTCAAGTGTGCTGTGATGTGTGCTCTGTGATCTTGGCCAGGGAACGCTTGAAAAGGTTTTGCATTTAATGAATTAATATGCTCGACACTTGGATCAACGGGTTGAATTGGAGCAGGGGGAGGTAATATTTTATTAATATCTTTAACTCCTATTGCTTCATACATTTTTCTATAAGCGTTGTACAAATTATGTATCTGTGGATTTGATTGAGCAAGTTGTAATTCTGTTTGTGCTAATGTAATTCTTTGTGCTTGAGAAAAAATATTAGGATCAGCTACAGGAATAATATCTACCCTGTTATCAAAGTCTAATTGTTTAATTGTTCTAGCACCACCGACCACGTCATATGGATATTCAGGAGGTAAGTATTGAGCAACAATAGTTCCTAATAATCTAAATTCTTTTTTCATTGCAGCATATAATCTTTTATGGATAGCACTCATGACCCGTGATCCACGTTCCAATAATGCTATAGTTGTTCCAACAGCTGCGCCTTGATTTCCATCTCCCACTTGCATATCAGCAATAGCCGCGAATCTTTGACCAGCGCCAACAACGATTCCCATTAATTGTAATAATGTCTGAGAAGGTTCCTTGTAAGGTAGTGGAAAGAATGCATCACGCAGACTTCCGCCTGGTGCATCAACATCTTTAAATTCACCTGGTTGAATAGGTGACGCTTCATCTCTAACTCTTACTCCACGTTGTTTGAATCCAGCTGGCAGATTAGACAACGTTCCCGCATCCAATAACTGTCTTAAAGCCGAGGTCGCTGTTCTTGACAGTCCACCTATCATGTGGATTAGACCAAACCCATAAAATCCTAAACCTGGTAAAAATTTAAATTGTACAAAGTATTGTATTTTATTTTTCTTAACATCATCAGGGGCATAATTTCTCTTGATAGATAAGATTTGTCTTGATGCTTCTTCAACTGTTACAATGTAAGGTAGCTTGATTCCTGTCGGCTCACCTGTTTCAGGATCCATATCTTCAAAACCTTCTAAGTCTAAATTAACATGGCACTCTAAAACATTGTATACAGATTCTTGTCTTCCAGTTTTTTTAGTTCCTGAAATTTCTCTTTCCTTCTTGGTTAACTCATCATTGTTATCAACACCTGGGGGTCCTAATTCTACGTCAGAATAGAAACCATTCACTTGTTGTTTTCTTAAATCGTTTTCAGAAATTTTTAAAGAGTGGATGATTGATTCCGCTTCGTCCAATGAGGTAGCCGTGTACGGAACAATCAAATCCTCAGCAGGAATAAATTTACTCACTGCTCTCCCTAACAATTGGTCATAGTATACTTTTTTAAAAGTTGAACCCGCTAATGGTAAATGAAATAACATTTGATCAAACTCAGGTTCGTATTCTTGCATTTGATCCATTAATAAATAATTCATGTAATCTTTAACACGTTGCGATTGTTCTGATATTTGTGGACTGTCCACTCCAATCACGTCTGTTCTTACAGGTCCTTCTGCAGGTAATAATTCTTTGTATGCTTGTGCTTGAAACTGAGTTACCGCTTCTGCTAATACGGGGTGAGTTGCACCTGATGCTCCTTGGAAAGGTTCAGTTCTGTTTTCATATTTAAAACCTAAAAGGTCTAGTCCTTGAATATAAGATTGCTCCCAATCTTTTCTGGATGTTTTATAATCCATGTAATTGTCAACCATCTCGTTTCCGATTGGCTCTAAAATATCTTCTGGTAAAATGTCGGCTAAGTTATCAAAGTGTGATTCTGTTCCTGCAACGTTAACGGCTCCTGGTGCAAAATCAATTGTTGCTCCACCATCTTCTTCGTCAATAACTTCTACAGGACCTTGTTCTACAATCTCTTCTTGTTCCGTAACTTCTTCTTCACCAGGTATCTCTATCTCTGTTCGAACTTCGTTCGGAAGGGATTTGTCTATATCTGCCATTTTATCTCCAGCCTTTTTTAGCTAGCTTTGGTTTACCACTTACTAAACCACCTTTAGCTTTTTCAGAAACAATTTTTGCAGAAACTCTAGGACTAACAGGTTTTCCACTTGAGGTTTCAAAACTAGAGGGTATGTTGTCTTTTTGATTTTGAAATGTTTTTGATTGTTTAAATTGTTTTTTAGCAATATCTAGTGCATTCTTTGCAGAATCTGTTTTTACTTTTGTATCTGTTTTATAAGAGTTGCCAGTTACTTTTTTGCCAAATTGAAAAAAATTTGGTTCTTTACTTTTAATTCTAACTGTAAAAGTTTTTAAATTTTTTCCTGCACCACCTTTGTGACCTGTTTTATCTAATGCTTCAGCTAAGGGGTCTAGTTTAATAATTTTATCTTCCATTTAAATTTCTCCAGTACTAGCTTCTAACTTATTTTAAAGGAACTTTCAACCCCTGTGGGTTAGGTCCTGATTTTGGTGGTGGTCCAGATCTAACTCCTCCTGAACCTAGTGGTTTGTCAATCATTCCACCCTTCTTCTTACCTTCTCTTACTTGTCTAAGAGCTTCACTGATAGCAGATTCTAGAGACATGTCTGCTCTTAAATCTCTTACGATATCATTAAATTTTTGTTGGGTTGCTTTGTCAGCATTGGCCATGTACTTCTTGCCGTAGTCCATTAATAGCCTTTCGTAGCTAGTTTAGGTTTTCTAATTAGACCACCTTTAAAGTTTGGTTGTCTGCCTTCAGATTTTAATTTTTTAAGATCTTTAGTTCCTTTAATTTTATCTTGAGTCTTTTTTAAAAATTTATTTAATTGTTTTTCACCTTTCATTAGACCATATAATTTTTGTGTATCTAAAATTGGATCTCCTGTTTTATATTTTTTGTTTCCTTTTAACATTTTATCCTTAACAATATTAACAGCGTCTCTTAAATTTTTAGTGGTATTTAATTTTCCTTTTAACTTGTCTTTTACAAAAGATTTTATTTTTCCTTTGTTTGCCTTATAAACTGCTTTAGCAGCAGTTCCCAATAACCCACCAGCAAGATATTTTTTTCTAATCATATTAATAATAAACCTTTTTCTTTTTCTCTACAACTTCATCCACATAATCTTCTGGATGATCAATTAATCCACCTTGTCTAAATCTCATGATCGCTTGTGTGGTGGAATCCACTAGGTCATCATGATCCCCGTACGGAAAGGCTGCACATTCCTCAATGACCTCTTCCGCAAACTTTTTCTTAGGTGCCCATATCATACCAGATTCGAACAAAGGTGCAACAGCATTTACACGAGCATGCTTATCGTTTCCACGACTTGGTGTAAAGTTCATGACTGGAATATCCATTTTCCGTAGCTCATACGTCAGAGGCAATCCAGAAGCTTTCGCCTCCACAATAACTGATTCAGGATTCCAATACTGATATTGCTCTAAAGCTTTACGACGGAGTTCAGGAAATTCATATCTCCCTTTTACAGCATCCAATAAAATTAAATGAGCACCACTATCCTCATTAGGATACCAAACGCCCCAAGTCGTAATGGCAGAATAATCGGCTGTCTCCTTTTTCAAGAACGCTGTGTCATAAGATTGTATGATATGATAAATAGTTGGGATCTCTTCTCCCTCATAAGTTCTCCACCATTCTCGTTTTAAAATAGCTCCTTCCTCACTAGTTGGATTCTGCATCCACTGTGCATTCCATTTACCAACAGGAAGTGCTGCTTGAACTTTTTCTAATTCATCAAGTTTCCAATACTCAGGCCAAACAGGTTTTGGATCTGTATCGTGGTCCAAGATTGCTGGGAACTCAACCACGTGCCACTTGTCTGATTTTACTTCTTTCGAACTAGCGACCAAGGCTCCTGTTAAATCTCTCGTAGACCATCGTGTCATTACGACAATAATTTTTCCACCAGGTTGAAGACGTTGACGAGGTCCTGATGTATACCACTCATAAGCTTTTTCCAAAGATACCTTGGACATTGCATCTTGCTCAGAGTGTGGATCATCAATAATTAATAAATCTGCACCACGACCCGTGATTGCACCACCAACACCCGCTGCAAAGTATTCACCTCCTTGAGAGGTTTCCCATCTTCCTGCCGCCTGACTATCCTCACTGAGTGTAGTTCCAAAAACTTTTCTATAGTCATCACTATCAATTAAATTTTTTGCCTTACGACCAAAACGAATTGCTAGTTCTGCTGTGTGGGTTGCTTGAATAATCTTGAGCTTTGGATCACGGCCCACCATCCATGCTGGAAGTAGGTAAGATGCAAATTCTGATTTGGTATGCCTCGGTGGCATATTAATAATTAATCTATTTATTTTGCCCGTGGCTAACTGATTAAATTTTTCTGCGATGTGCCTGTGGTGGGACCCCTCTACAAAATCTGGCCAAACGCATTTAACAAAAGAAAGGAAGTCATCCTTAGCTTTATTCCGTATCTTTTTTTCTGCGTGCAGTACCTGGAGTTGTTTAAACGTCCTTCGTACATCAGCAGGTAGTTTACTTATATCTATATTCTGTTCCATAAAAAATTTTTTAAAAAATTTTTTTGCATCATTTTGATGTTGAATAAGTTTTTTACAGGGTCTGACAATATAAATCAAGCATATATATACATACATTAGGATCCCTATCTACGTATAAAGGGGGGTGGGGGGCTACGCACTTTCTTTTTTAGGTGTCGAGTTGGTACCTCTATCGAGAAAAAATACACAAGCTTCATGGCTCATGGACATAAAAAAACCCGCCCATGAAACATGGGCGGGTTGTCATTGATTGGTTGTGATTGATTAAGCTATTTAATTAAACTAGGGTCGTGACAATCTTTTTGATCATTGGTGTGATCAAACGGCAAACAGCATTTTTTTTGATCTTTTAAAAAGATGATGTGTTTAATACCAATCCCATTTTTATACGGGACGACCTTATATGGCGTGGGGCTTTCAAGCCCCGTTTTAGTTGCTTGCTCAATGTAAGTTTTCCAATTCATTATTTACCGTCCTTGTTAATTTCTTTGTAATCGATATCATTGTAGCCGTCTAATTCAGCGGTGCAATCTTCACAGCTGAAAAATGGTCGACTATCATTCCAATTGATAACACTACGATTGATGACATTTACATTATCGGTGTCGTCATTTTTCTTAGGTGTTGACCCCGTAGCCTTCAACTCAAATTTTCCCGTTTTACTATTTTGAGCGTAGTGATGTCGTACCCATGATTGCCCGAAGACATCAGGCAAGTAAGTTATCTTGTCCGACTTACAATAAGTGCAAACTATTTTATTTGTATTCATGTTTCATTGTCCTTGTTTCGTTGTTAATTT